TGTTATATGCGAAATAAGTTTAGCCGCTAATATATAGAGGATGTCTATACAAAATGAAATGTATAATCTAGAGCAAAATAATTATAAGCAAATACAATTATTGAAATCAATTTATAATGAATCATATGATAAGGCGCAAGAATTTATAGGCAATCGACGAATTATCGATGATAAATATGAAGAAGACGATGATGATGACGACTACGACGAAGAAGAAGATGACGATGATGAAGATGACGATGACTACGATGAAACCGGTAATATAAAAGAAGGACTTAAATCCAAAAAGAAGAAAAAATCAAAGAAGAAGAAGAAAAAATCAACTGCAAAACCATCGACAACAACATCAGCATCGACATCTGCAACAGTATCAGAAAAAATAAAAAAAAATGATAAAAAATCCAAACCATCCATTGTTGAAACAAGCGTGAATGCAATTAATACCCTTTTTAATGGAGAACAATTGAAAGAAAAACAAGACGCGCAAAAAATGAACGAGTCATATTATTTTGTATTATTGGGATTAATTGTCCCCATTATGTCGTTAATTTCTTTCTCGAAGCTAACCGGTATTGTAGAGTCAAATCCTATAGATAAATTTTTCGAAAACAAAATTACAGAACTTGTTTCATTTTGGAAAAATGTTTATGGGTTAACTAATAACCTTCTCGATATTGGAAAAACTGCTACAACATTTTTAAAAGGTGGAAATAATGATCAATGGGACAAACCATCAACGTGGAATACTAATAAAAAATCAACGCTATATTTTTCGTTATTTTTCATCTTTACATTTATATGTACGTTTTTGTTTGATAAGATATTGGCGGCGATAAATTTGGTAAGTGGACGTAAAAAACTAGATCTGTATAAACTTCCAAATAATCCTTGGTTGATAGCATTTTTCACTATCATGATTATTGGATTTATAATTAATATGTTTGCGCAGAATATTATGGTATTCGTCACAATTATTTCGACCATAATACCTATAATTATTATTTGTTTGATTATTGGTAGTTTGTATAGTCCATTTATAAATATATGCATTGGTTTATTGGCGCTTGTTGTGTTTTCATATTCGATGATTCCGCCTGCCGAATTTTTAAATGAGAATTTTTTCTCATCTTGGACTGCCGTTATGCATAAATTGTTTCCTGATGAAAACAAACCAATAAAAATATTATTGAATTCCGTTCATAGAGTATATTTATTATTTGCGCTTTTTTCAAGCATCTATATTACATCAACAATAAATGCATCGCGATTAAAAATAACATTTATTACTTTTGTATCGTTTATAATAGGTTTTGTTCTCTTATATTTTGGGAAAGATTATGGTGCGGATTTTATTCCAATGACCGGGGCTATTAATTTTACACCTTTACCAGTACCTGAATCTGATCTAGCCTCTAAGATCCCTATTTCTGATCTAGCATCTAAGTTTATGCCCGAATCAACTATATCTAATCTTTTATCCGAAACAAATGCATCTAATCTTTTATCTAAATAAAATACATATTTATTGTTATTTACAAAAGGTGTAAAAAACAACATAAAAAGATAATAATCATAATCTATTATGCCGAAAAAAGTCGCACACACACCAAAATTAAAAAACAAATTTTACCCATTGGTAAGCGTTTGCACCCCGACATTTAATCGTCGCCCATTTATACCTACAATGATCGAATGTTTTAATAATCAAACATATCCCAAAAATCGCATTGAATGGATTATTGTGGATGACGGAACCGATAAAGTACGTGACTTAATAGAGGCCGCTAAAATCCCTCAAATCAAATATTATGAGCTTCCCGAGAAGGCTACTCTTGGTGCAAAGAGAAATTATATGCACACCAAATGCACTGGGTCAATAATTGTGTATATGGATGACGATGATTATTATCCGCCAGAGCGCATTGAACACGCGGTTGATATGCTCAATGAGAATCGACAAGCTTTGTGTGCGGGGGCAAGTGAAATATATATTTATTTCAAACATATACAAAAGATGTATCAATGTGGCCCATATGGGCCTAAACACGCAACTGCAGGTACATTTGCTTTTCGCGCCGAATTATTAAAACAAACGCGGTATAATGATACTGCGGCATTGGCCGAAGAACGCGAATTTTTGAAAGAATATACGGTTCCTTTTGTCCAATTGGATCCATTGAAGACAATCTTGGTTTTTTCACACGAACACAATACTTTCGATAAGCGTAAATTGCTGGATAATCCTCACCCCGATTTCTGTAAGGAGAGCAAGAAAACCGTTGATATGTTTATTCGGAAAAAAGAAGAAGTTGGAATCAAAAAATTCTTTATGGAAGACATTGATAAATTATTGAATGCGTATGATCCAGGCAAATCAACAATGAAACCGGATGTTTTGAAACAGATTAAAGAAATTGAAGAAAGCCGTGCAAAGATGGCTGCGGAAGAGCAAGCAAAAGCTGGACAAATAATTATGCAGCAGCCAGGACAACCGCCGATTGCATTGAACCAGGGACAAGTGGTTGAACTTATTAAGAACCAACAATCGCAATTAGAGAATATCTCAAAGGCTGCTCAACAACTTGATCAAATGAACCAACAATTGCAGAAAATGCTTATTGATAAACAACAAGAAATATCCAAATTAAATGTTGAATTGAAAATGTTGAGGGCAGCATTTGAAGCAATGAACAATGCTAATACTAATGTAGCACCTATGTTGTCTTCGGATTCTGCTTTACCGTCGGCTTCGGCTTTACCGTCGGCTTCGGCTTTACCGTCGGCTTCGGCTTTATCGTCGGCTTCGCATTTACCTTCATCTAAATCAACACCTTCTGTTACAATCTCCGATCCAAGTCTACTATAAGTATAAATATATATATTTTGAAACATATATTTATTCATCATCGATATCATCGATATCTTTAACATCAGTCTTCTTAACATTGCGGTCAATATATCTGTATATTCGTTTTATATCAAGCTTCGTGATTTCATACATTTCGAACATTTTCTCAAATGCATTCATAATAGCAATATTATTAACAAAATCATCACCTTCCAACCCATATTGTGTGCGAAATTCTTGAAAATATGAGATCACATCTTTCTTTTCCATATCTAATTTCTGGCACAATGAATATATAAATTCAGTATTGTTGTATTCGGTAGAATATTTTGTAAGCACTTTGGTGAATCTTATTTCGGGTGTTGGTTTTTCACTTGAAACATCCAATGGTGTAAAAATTTTGTGAAATATGCGATTATTATTAAACGTCTTCATTAAACTGCTCATTTCGTTGAAGTGCCATATTTGATTCTGAAATGTGATCCTATCTATGTAATCCGAAAAACACATATTGTCCAAAAATCGTTGATAAAATGGTAATGACTTGTTTGGGTCTTTTGGTATATGATCCACGATATTTTCGTGCCATAAAAGCGCAACAGTAGTTCGGTCTGTTTCATTCATTAATTTATTATGATCATTCATATTGTATTTGCGCATCAAAAGTGATTGTGTGATTTTATTTGTATCTTCATTGAACGTTTTCACATTCAATATTTTATTTAATATTTCGGGGTCAATCGATTGTGGACTTTTCTTATAAAGCGTCTGAATAAATTTGAGTTTTCGCAAATCGCCCATAACATATTTCTCTATTATTGGTTTTTTACTCTCATCAATATTTGGAAACAAATGGGTTATCAAATTCATCATTTGGGATTCATTCGGTGTCTTTAATTCAAAGACATTGCACACTTTAAGCAGCTCTTTAATTTTCTTATCCACATTGTAATTACCAATGCAAAAAATGGGATTCAGCGTCATATTCTCCAATTTCTGTTTTTTCGTCTTTTTTTGACGAATCAGTTTGATGAGTGCAGTGAGTCCGCCTTTGTCGCCGCTGTTCATACCGTCAATTTCATCCATTACAATAGCAATCTTTCTTACTTTCTTATACATCATATCCAACACATTTCGGGATGAAATATTATTACTCGCAATGTTATCTATGAGACTTTTATTTCGCGCGTCACCGGCATCATATCGTATTACGTCATAATTCATTTCTTTCAATACACTCGTCACAAATTCGGTTTTTCCAACACCAGACGAACCATATATATAGAATCCTTTTTTGAAATTCAAATTATTTATATTCTTATCAAAATTTGTAAGAAGTGATTTGATTTCGTTTGCTATTTTGTTTCGGTCAAATATATCGTTTAGTAATTCAGTTGTTATAGACATCGCTTGAATAGTAAATATATTTTGTTTGTAATTACTATTCGGATACAATATTATTTTATCTTTTGAACGCGCGCTTATTTGCGGAATGAACTGAAATCGGTTGTGATCGGTCTATAATTAGACGATCCTTTATCCGGAAGCGCACCATATCTGGAATAAATATCTACATTTGATCCGGGCATAGATCCCTGATTATATGTTCCCGATGTGGCCATATAGCTTTGCTGAGGAACATATCCATATGATCCCACGTTGTTTTGGTTGGGGCCTCTGTATGATTGGTCATATCCAAATCGATTGGGGTTATTAAGTCCCAAAAGATTACCGACTCCACTACCGGCAGACTGTATAATATTTCCTGCGGTGCCGACGGTTCCACCAACAATATTACTTGCCGCATTTACGGTTCCACCAACAATGTTTCCCGCGGTATCTATTGTCTTACCAACAAGGTTTCCTGCAGTACTCACAGTATTATTTACAACATTTCCAGCAATCATTCCGGTTCCGAGAGCTGTGGCTCCAAGAGCAGAAGCAGTTCCGATAGCGGTTGCTCCAGCCGCGGCAGCAGTTCCTTCAATCGCAGATCCAGCACTTTGTCCAAGAGACGCAATACCGCTGGATGGACCTTTCACATCCGCCAGTGATCCGCCGTTATGTAATGTTCCAGAACCACCTTGACCGCCACAATTAGTGCAAGATCCGCCGGCGTTAGGACAAGCGGGGCAAGCAGGGCATACAGGAGGTACGATTTGGGTCTTTAATAAATAATCACTCGAATTACCCGAACCAACTGCACTGGTATTGAAATAAATATACCATCGTGAAAAAGCATCTAATAAAGCATCATCAATGTCGTTTCCACTACCATCGAGTTTTTTGTCGTTTGATCCTTGATCTTTAGAACCGCTACCACTACCACTACCATTACTACTATCATCATAAATTCCATTATTTGTGAATCGACGAACTTTCAATAATGGGATACCAGAACCAGTCACAAATTTATTTGAAAATGCCGCAATAATAGTACTTGATCCAGATGGCCAATAAATAATTGTATTATTATAGAGAGGATCTCTAACAAACCATGGTTCCGACGCCGCAGTAGTAAATCGTTGTCCGGAAGCTGTTTTTGCGGGCTGAACTGTTTCAGGAGCAGTAGATGTTTTCAATGAACTGGTTAATACAACATCAGCGGCATTGAGTAATCCATTGTGATTACGGTAATAGACATTTACAGAAGGAGCTGTTGCTGTTGTTGATGTATTCATCAATAAATTACCATTCTTAACATCATAATACACATTTTTCAATACCTTGTAGAGGTTTGTGCTCATATCGTATGTTTCCTCTACATAATCTTTATCAACGGTTGCATCATCGGAATATGAATATGCAGAAGACTGTACCATAGGAATATCAATGTCGTATGTCTTAGTAACACCTGTAACGCTTCCGGTATAGCTATTTGCTATGCATAATTTATATGAAGGCACTACAGGAGCAACATATCCAGTTCCACCAGGAGTACCAACTTGAGCTACCGGCTGCAATTCGGCATTAGACAAATCAAATACAGACAAAAAGGTATTTGTTCCCCAAGACATATAGTTCAATTGATTTTTCTCAGGAGTCAAAATAGTCCAGTCTTTAATCATTGATGGGATTGTAGAGATTTTACTTTCGTCGGTTGTTTGCTGGAAAGCAGTTGTGTTTTGAGCACCGGTCGATGAAGTTGATACTGTAGCAGGAGTGCTATATCGGGCACTTGCTCCGCCTTTTCGCTGATAAACATCAATTGCAGTTACTGTTTTGCCTTCCGATTCAGTGGATAGAGCAGGTGTCGACGCTGTTCCTGTAATAATAACACAGTTACCATTTCGGTGATCATAATAAATATCATCATAGAGTTTAATAATGTTATTTGTCTTATCATAAGCAGGAACTTTGATTTGAGTTAATGATGGAGTTACTTGATTGAAAGCCACAAAACCCTCTATAAGCCCCCAATTTCTCGCAAATGTCGCGACAAGTAAAATCAATAATAACATAATAAATAAATGAAATGGACTCAAATACATTATTGTGCGCGAATATATATTCTATGACGAAAAATAAAAGTAATAAAATGATAGTATAGCCTGTATAAATTCCAGAAACAACATAAAAATAAAACCCTAAATAACACTACTAATGGAATCGGATAAAAATACAACAAATCTTACTATAAAAACACGAGGCAAACCACACAGTCCTCTAAAACCATATTTCAATGAGCACACGTCATTTGAAATCGGGATTGATGAGGCAGGGCGCGGACCGCTATTCGGTCGGGTTTATGTTGCTGCCGTTATTTTACCTAAAGAACCCGAATTATTTCATCACGAATGGATGCGAGATAGTAAACAAATCAAATCTATTAAAAAAATGAATGAACTAGCCAATTATATAAAGGCAAATGCTCTATCTTGGAGCATAACATATGCAGAAGCCGATGAAATTGATAATCAAAATATTCTAAACTGTGTTATTCGGTGTATGCACAAATGCTGTAATGAGATCTTCTCAAAAATCGATCGTAAATATTCCGGTGATGGGTTGCTATTGGTTGATGGAAATTATTTTCGGCCTTATATGCATTTTGATGCCGTATCAGAAACGTTTGTAAATATTCCTCACGAAACGGTTGAAAAAGGCGATGGTAAGTATTCATCTATTGCCGCTGCCTCAATTTTGGCTAAACACGCGCGCGATTCATATATTGCCGATTTGTGCGTCCAATATCCGGTTTTGGCTGAAAGATATTCGCTGGACAAAAATATGGGATACGGCACCAAAGCTCATATTGAAGGAATCCATACTTATGGAATCACTCAATATCATAGAAAAACATTCAATATATGTAGAGGAGAACGCGAGACAATATTATGAAGAAAGTGAATCCAATGTATCTTCGTATGACCGCACAAATTTGGGTGCGTTCATATATTCGGTAAAAGCTTTGTGTATGCTGTGCTTATATTTCTCAATTTGTGTTGCATTATTAATTAGTGCAGTGGCTTTAATAATATATTCTTGAACACTGTATGAAACCAATTCGGGATATCCAATGCGTATTAGTATCGACGAAGACACATTATGCGAATGATAGTCTTTGTTATAATATGTGATTACTGGGATCGAATTGTAGAGGGCATTACAAGTTGTCGTGGTTCCAGAATACGGGAATGTATCCAATAATATATCTATTTTTGAAAAGAGATCAATATATTCCGATGGTGATAAACTTTTATTCATAAGTATCATTCGGTCTTCGGGAATATCAAGCCATTTTTTATAATGCTCAGTGCGATCTATTAATCCATTGGTTTTTATAATTATTTTTGTGTTTGGGTTTTGTTTCATTATTTCTTTCCATGCACGCAATACTTCAGGGCTGCTTTTGTTTTCCTTATTTATCGACCCCAAATATATGGTTTTGTCTGTTTTTTGCGGAACTATTGGCTTATCTTGTAATAATGATTTGAATATAAGAAAAAATGACGGCAAATATACCAGTTTTTCCGAATATTGTTGCGTTGTTTCGGGATTGTCTGAAATATTGTCCGTTAATCTATAATGCATCGATTTTAGACCGGTGGTATTCGGGTATCCAATATATGTGCATTGAATTGGTGCGGGATTTAACGCAAACACGTCTAGTCTATGTCCATCTGTGTGCCCATTCAAGTCGATAAGAATATCTATTTTGTCGTCGTAAATAAGTTTGGCGGCAGGTTCGCTCTCCATATTGTAGATGTATTTTATAGGGAATCCAAGATCTATAAATATTGATTCCACGTGTTCTTTTGTACTATATAAAAATATATCATACTTAGTCCTATCGTGATTTTCGAGAATCGGTAATATGAAATTGGCTACTGCGTGATATGTAAAATCGCTTGATACATATCCTATTCTTCGACGCGAATTGTGATTGTTACGTTTGCTGAAATAATAACAGTCTTTATACATTTTGTTTATTTCTTTTATTATATTCGTTTTTTCTTCATTATCAAAATATATATAATCTGATGTAATCAATATATTTCCCAAGATTTGTAAACGTATCTTTGTTTCGGTTGAAATATTATATGCTTTTTTCAAAGAATATATTGCTTCCGAGAATAGATTCAACTCGTTTTTTAATATACCCAAGTTCTGTAGCGCATAACAGTCGGTGCTATCGTTTGATCCATTAATCGTTTTTTCTAATATATTGATTGCATCATTGTATTGGCCGCTTTTAATAAATGTCGTTCCCATTAGCAATAAAATACGTCTGTCCTTTGTATTTTTCAAATTATTACATATGCGGATTGTTTCTTTGAAGTTGTTGTTTTCGAATAATAATTTCGTTAGATCCAATATGTTCTCTTCATATTCGGGGTTTATTTCATACGAGCGTTTAAACCAATATAGAGCCTTATCGGTAGAAACTTGTTTATTTATAACACCCATAAAATAACATAATCTGCAGTCATTTGGATATATATTCAACAGTTTGTAGATGATATCTTCTTTTTTGTCGAGCGTGTCTGCATTTATTATTAGATCTATCCCAATATCATAAAAATCATTATGTGGTTTTATATTTTTATACACATAATCATTATAAATATTTTTGAATTTATCCATAATACAAGATAATATTATTTGTATTATAAGTTGTATTTATATTACTATGACTCTAAATTAGAAACAGCTTATCGATCGTTTTCTTGGAAACCATTTTGAAGTCGGTTGTTCGATCCATCTTGCTATATCCAATAAGGAAATCGTCACCACTCTTCACAAATCCCAATACATATTCTACTTTCTCTTTTTCCAATGTGAACAATTTTGTCCATCTATTAATAAGACCTGTATCTACATCAACTGATACAATAATATGATAATAATAACGGCGATCTTCGTAACTGACCAAATGACATACAAACCAGTTTTCGTTATTCACGCGAATTCCGTGGGTTGATCCGCGAATATGCTCAAAAAAGGGCGGCATTTTTTGCTCACACTTATTGATGAGCGTGTTTGAGTGTCCAATATCATACGTCGTAAAAGGTGCCCAGTTATATACTACTTTTAAACCATTTTGCTTGTCTGCAAATAAGATCCAATTTTTCTCAATATCGCGTATACCATCTATCTTTGTTAAAACAGAACTTACTGTGGATTTTTCTTTATAATCAATGCGTCCATATTCAACGCGCATTTTGCCGTCTGGTAAACCTCTATTGGCCGTAAAAAGGGTCTCGCCATTATATTCAAATAGACGAATATCCTCTAATCCCACATAACGTGCATCTAAATCAGTATTATATCCAAGTTCGAAAGATTCTTCTCCATTTACAGACATCATATTTTTAGTAATTATTTGGTCACGATTCACATAACCGCCATTTTCATCAATATAATAATTTACATGTCTACGATTTACAATTAGTTGGTCTCCATTATAACAAAATGTCGGCGTGCTTGTGTTGAAATTAGGCGAAACCGCGGGGTTTGAATTATTAAGCATATCTGTTAATTCATCAGTATATGTCTCTATTATTGGCGAATAAAATTTATAGTTGGATAATACATTTGTTAGAATACCCTTCTCAACAATTGGACATTTTATAATACGCATACTTAGCTCCGACAAATCAATATTGTCCGGATTATAATAATAACCAACAATGGAGTACTCGTAGTCCAATTTGTATTGATACACGTCGGTATGCAGAAATAAATAGTCAATAGTGGATACATCGACTCCCACCAGTTGAGTCTTCGCCATCTTGTAAAATTCATACGCCAATTTATGTTTTGATGTGTTGCGATAATAATTAATTATGTCGTGAATATTCTCTAGACGTTTGGGGAAGAAATCATAAGCCAACATCCAATATGCAATCGCCTTTTCTTTTTCGCCCAACCAATTATAGCATTTTCCGATATTATAATAACTTTGCCACACTTCCTCCCACCATCCGCCGATTTCTATGCGTTTTTTATATGTTTCGATCGCCTTCTCTTTCTCGTTATTATCGCGATAGCTGTTCGCCAAATAGAATGTGTAGCGATCATTGTTCGGTTTCTCTTTGAGTCCTTCAATCAAAAGCCGGATATCACGCGTATATTTGTCGCCTTTTGCACCACCATCTCCAATATCGTCTATAAAAAGGGTATTCTTCTCTATTGTTTGGTAGTTTGTCCCGTCTGGTGTGCTTATAACTTCGTGCGTGACGCCCCAATACTTTATATCCATTTTATTTTTCACGATTCGCACATTCTTGTAATAAAAACTATCGCTACCTTGGAATAAATAGAAGACATCACCTTTCTTCAAATTTAATTTGAAATTGATAGGATCATATTGAGCCCCCTTCTTTAATACCATATCTGCATCCAATAATAGAATATAATCGGCATCAAGTTCTTTACATGCTTGTAGGGCAAAAGTTCGATTATATTCAAAATTCTTGAAGGGCTCTTTAATTACTTTTCCGGGGATGTTTTTGGATTTGAAATAGTTCTCTATTAATTCAACTGTATTATCGGTGCTTCCCGTATCGCAAATACAATAACAATCAATAATATTCTTTACCGAATCAAATAAACGTGTGATAATTTTACTTTCATTCTTAACAATCATATTCAGACACACTTTAGGCAATAATTCAAATGTAATAGCGTCCATTGTATTATTAATAGAGGCCTCTATCATTTAAATTGTTTTATTCATTATATTTTCCGGATAGCAGTCAAAGTACTTTTTATCAGTCAAAGTACTTTTTATCAGTCAAAGTACTTTTTTATCAATTACTTTCAATTCTTTTATAACGATATATTCTATATTGTATTATAAAAATGTCTTGCACGCGATATAATAATGACCAAGGACGAATAGAGAAGAGCAATGCAATCAGCACTTTTGCCGGAAGATATGCTTTAGACACACCCGGTCCAGGTGACGTGATGCCTTTTAATGCGGATCCTCATTTACGCCTTCAAGGATGGGCCGCCAATTTCAAAAACAATATGATCGACATTAATAGTGATTTGCGAGGAATGACCCGACCATACAATAGAGATTTAGTAGGAACAAACGAACATTCAAAATGGAGTGTTAAGCCTGAATCGTATTCTATGACGTATGAGACGGTTGATTATGTGACTGACGAATCGCGCGCAACACATCCTGCTTGGACTTACCGCGATATTGAGTTGGATCGATGGGAACAGCCTTTTTTGAACCCCCTTGATAAAGTTGAAGTGCCTATTATGCGCGACTTAAACACACGTATTTTAGAAAAAGATTATTTTTCAAGGAAGGCGACGAAGTCTGTATTAAATACAGATCCGATCCCTTATAACCAATAAATTCGGCAGTTATCAATCGTAATGAGATTTATCACAAGATTTATTCAACTATGTATTATATATATATTTGAATAATAATAAATGGAAGTGATAATACCTTTAGTTGCATTAGGAAGTCTTTATATTGTATCAAATCAGTCTAAAAAAGATAAGGATGTAGAGGGATTTAAGAATTTACCAAACACTGATATTCCCGACAAAAACTATCCCACTGACGAAATTGTTGAGCCTGAAACCGAATTGTCGTCGCGCCTTTCTACTACCAATAAATACGAGGGTAGTGGTGCATATACCGACAAATACTTCAATCCTCTATCTCAGAACAATGTTATTAATAAAAAATCTGATGCCGACATGAATCAATACTATTCTCTGGCCGGTGAGAAAGTGGAATCTGATTATTTCAAACATAGTAATATGATGCCTTTTTTTGGAGGTAAAATTCGCGCACCTGTGAATGAAAAAGCCAATGAGTCTATTATGGATAACTATTTAGGAAATGGATCGCAATATATTGCGAAAACTGAACAGTCTCCTCTATTTTCGCCAAATGAAAAATATCAGTGGGCTCACGGAGCGCCAAATTCAAATGACTTCTATCAGTCTCGTATGAACCCCAGTATGCGAATGGCCAATGTGAAACCATTTGAGGAGATCAAAGTCGGCCCCGGTCTTGGTCTTGGTTATACTGCCGAGGGTTCCGGTGGTTATAATTCTGGAACTATGATGCGTGAATCGTGGATGCCCAAGTCTGTCGATGAATTGCGAACAGCAAATAAACAAAAGTCCACCGAGACTATGTTACTTAATCACGAAGGTCCCGCAATGAGTCGTGTTACCAATGTTGGTATCATCGGTGCTTATCAGAAAAATCGACCCGACACCGCATTTGAGTGGGGCCACGATCGCCTATTTACCACAACTGGTGCTGAAAAGGGACAAACTATGCACGCCATTCCTATTGAGAGACACGTTGTGCGCCCCGAAACGACAACTGATTATGGGGGTGTGTCTCATAGTATCCATCATCAATCCGCGACCCCTGGTGAGGTGATGCCGTCGCATCGTATTGAATTGGGACAACAACAGCTTGGCGTTGCTAATGCAAATGGACGCAATTTTGCAAGTGAAGGTGATTATGGAAGCAAATCGTTTCAAATGTATAATAACAACAGAACCGCCAATAAAAACACAGAGGACTATTTTGGAAGTGTGAAAAGCGGTATTGGTGCGGTTGTTGCGCCTTTATTAGAGATGATGCGCCCATCGCGCAAAGAAAACGTCACTGGAAATATGCGTGTTTATGGCGACGCAAAGACCGCCGTTAATCAATCTTATTTATATAATCCGAATGATGCTCCCGCTCCGACTATTCGAGAGACTACTGGTGAGGCACCTATTCATTTAAATATAAATAGAGGACAAACCAATAATGGGTATTTATCTACAGGCGCAACAATTGTTAGTCAAGAAAGAGATACCACACTTATTAGTCACGTTGGTGGTGCCGGATATTCCAATTCGGCGCTGCGCCCTTACGATGCCGAATATAATCATGTCCCCAGTGATGTGAAAGCCTCTACTATCAACGGTCGATTTGGTAATTCAAACACCAATATATTTAATGGACACGTAAATTATGTAGGTAAGGCGAAGGAGCTTGATTTAGAGAATAATCGTGCTGCAATTCCTCGTATGCCTTCGTCGATTCAGTCTGTTAATCAATTGGGTTCTTTTCAACAGAAAAGTCAGGATCTGGGAGAGATTAATAGAAACACGCCCGATCTTTACAGTGCTTTGCAACAGAATCCTTATGCATTGAAACGTACATATGTATAAAAATAAAACATAACAATTATAAAATAGTTATAGGCAAAACATAAGTATAAATTAGTCATATTTATGTTTTTACAAGTTTTATTCATCATTATTGGATACGATTTGTGGTTTTACGCATCACATATCCTTTTACACAAGTCCTTTTATAACATTCATTCATTACACCATAAAATCGTAGATCCCGTTTTTGCCGATGCATATACTGGTCATTGGATAGAAGGCCCTTTTCAAGGATTGGGTGTTTTATTACCCTATTTATTTATGGAGTTTGATTTAGTTGCATTTATCATTGCAATCATACTCATCAATATCCGTGGAATGATGAGACATGATTCTCGTAGCAATTGGCTTATAGGAAATCATCATTTATTACACCACAAACATCCGAAATATAATTATGGCGAATATTGGATTGATTGGTTATGTGGGACACGATATATGAAAGACGATGAATATGAGTATGGATTGGTATATATGTAGATTTTTCTACGATTCATATATTACAAAAAGTTACTATATGAATTATACGATTGTGTCTTCTTTATCGATGTGAGTTGTTTTCGCAATGCTCTTGATAATCTTTTTGGAATTTGCGTCTTGTTCTTGATCTGTGCTTCCGCCCATCAAATTTTTGGTGAGTTTAATATATTCAATGTTTTTCTCGCGATTTGTAAGATAATTGGGATTTTCTTCTTTCCATTTTTGCATTTGCATATAATTGCGCGTAGACAAAATAGTAATTGCTTTATCTGAAATGTGACGATTTTCGTCATTGTGCCATTTACCGTCGTCTTTAACATAGATGACTTCGCGTTTTAAATCGGTACAATGAACCGGTCGTTTTGTTAAGTCCATTTTATTGAGTTCTTTGTTGAATATTGTTGAAATTGCATCCGCATATCCTACCTGATTATGTAGGATCATATCATTGAGTTCTAATTGGATTCCCTTAACAAAATCGATGAGATTTATAGCGTCTTTGCATTGTTCGTTTAAGAAGAAGTTCAGATTGAATTTGTTTTTAATTTTGCTGTTGTTGTTATTGTTACTATTTTGATTTTGTATGACGGAATTACTATAAACAGTTAGGTTTTCGGCAACAGTTGCATTTGATTTAACCAGCGTTAAACACATATTCATTAGTTGCTGGAAATTATCATTTTCTACAACATTGGATGATGTCTGTGATTGTTTTAATAATTCGGATTGTTGATGTATTAATTGTGTTTGTAATTCCAATTGTTTTGTCTTTTGTTCATTTTCCTCTTTTAATATCATTAATCTGCGTTCGACTTCTTCTTTTTCTATTTCCAATTCTTTTGATTTGCGCTTCTTTCTTAGAGGTTTGCCGTTTTCATAGTAATTTGTGTTCGCCATAAATTTTTCGCGATAATCAATATCAAACCCCGATGATGGCGTTAGTATTGCTCTATTATTGAAAACAGTTCGAGAAACCGAATCAATATGTCTTTGATATTTGAACCGGATAAAACCTTGGATTTTATCGGCGGTCTTGCTCATAATTATGTAATCACAATCATTTTTAAGATTGCATATAAAATCCCAATTATTATTTATATTGTCTGTTTCAAATAAATAGGTCTTATGTTTTGTATTCATTTGTATATTGTTTTGGTATATTTTTTATTTCGTTTTTGCACGTATTTGATTATTTTATGGTATTATTTGTTTCCTACATTGGCTTGGTAGACGTGCCCGGCAATGTTTGTAACAAGTTATGTAGGGAGGGAAATCTTGGCTACGTTATGGCTACGTTATGGCTACATATCCATAATGTAGCCAAAAAGACTTTTGGACTTTTGGGATTTTCAAATTTTTTCAAATTTTTTATAAAATGCATAAAAACAATTGGATTCTTCCTTACCAGTTTCAGTGCGCCACCCAATCAATATTTGATGCCCCCGATTTTTCAGTGCGACCAAAAAACATTTCATCGCCGTTTTTCATTTTGGACATTTATTAATTTTTCAAAAATGTCCATTTTCAAAAAGTCATCATGTCTTTCACAAAAAACCCTGGTATCAAGGCTTGATAGAATATTTGGAGACTTTTTGAACGATTTTTCTCCTACATAATGTAGAGGAGTGCCCTAGAATGACGTAGGTGACTAGTTTGTGGTTTATTTATAATTTCCTCCTACATAATGTAGAGGATATGTGCATTTTAATAAGCCTCCTACATTCGCTTGATAGACCCATCCTGGAACTTTTATATCAAGTTATGTAGAGAGGGAAATCTTGGCTACATTATGGCTACATTATGGCTACGTAGCCAAAACGTAGCCAAAAAAAGGGTTTGAATTTTGGATCTTTCAAAAAATGCAAAAAATTCATAAAAACAATTACAGAACTCCTTACTATTTTCAGTGCACTGACCTACTAATTTTTATTTTCCCGATTTTTCAGTGCGGCAAAAAAACATTTTATCGCAGTTTTCCAAAATGGACATTTATTAATTTTTCAAAAATGTCCAAAATCAAAAA